CGGCTGGGGGAGGCTTGAACCGGTCCCCACCCCGTCGCCGCGAGGGTGGTACGGTAGCCCCCGCACCCCCGCCCCCAAATCCCTTTTCACAATAGGCAACCTGCCCTCCGCCTCCTTCTGTAACCGTTTCCTACCGTTTCCTACCGTTTCCTACCGTTTCTTGAAACTGCGGATGCCGCACTGTAATTGCCCGGTTTCGTTCCACGTGAAACGCTCTTTTGTGACTCAAAAATAATGCGCATTTCTGGATGGTTCGGGGTAGGATTCTGATGCCATGATTACCCGCAGATCATTCGGACAGTGGTTGGCTGGGGCACTTTTCTCATGCACCTTTCCCTTGTTGCCTGACCTTTGTGTATTTCGGGATAGGCTGGATAGGCTGGGGTTTACCAGTTATTCCCGGTTGTTGGAGTCTATGGCGTGTTCTCGTGAAGCGTTGAGGCCGTGGCGTGAGTCTCGGAAGCGGATGGATATAGGGGCGGCGTTTAAGGATTCTGATCGATGGATTACTTGACTAACTTGGTTGTGGAGCGTTGGTCGTCTAATGAGAATCAGATGGAGGTCCATTTGTTCGCTAAGGGTGCTCAGAACATGTACGTATTTGGGTTCAATCCTGCTCTTGTGAAGGAGCATCTTGTTCGTGAGTTCCTCAAGGGTCAGGGCTATACCTACCCGGAATTGTTGTTTGATGAGGAGGAGGATTGATGCTGCTGCCTGAATACTTGACTGAGACTCAGAAGCGGGATGTTCTGGCTCGGGTGCTTATTGTGCCTACTGTGATTGATCCACCCCCCTTGCCTCCTCTTGTCAGGGATTCAATGCAAGAGGACGCTGCGGCTAAAAAGTGGGCTCAGGAATTCATTGAGCAGGAGGGGCTGAGCCACCTTTTTCCTGATGCCGAGAAGAAGGTCTCAGTAGACCCCATTGAGCGATTCTTCGATTATCTGTTCTCTGGCCGCATCCTTCGTGATGCCGAAAAGACATATTCCCGCGTTGACCCGGTCGAATTCTGGGCCTCTGTGGTATTGATTGGATGGTACATATGTTCGCGATAAAGGAGGCGTCCGCGTTCTTTGACAATCACAGAGGAGTCTACTCATCCGTGAGCGTTTTAGAACCTTGCTTGGGTTCATCGATGTCCGTGGCGTACTTGAGGCGGGCGTCTCTTTTTTGATTGAATTGGACACTTTTTCAGGAGAAACAGAATGGCACAGACGACGGCAGAACGAGCGGTTGTATTGACTTGGCAGGAGCAGATGTTTGCTGCTCAGGCTGGTGTAATGAGGCAGATCAGTGCTCTTGAGCGTAGCAGGAACGAAGCGCATTATGGTGCCCCCGAGCATCCTTGGGATGTCAATATAGAGGGATGCGGGGCGGAGTGTGCGTTTGCCAAGTATTCGGGCATGTACTGGCAGTCGGTCGTTAAGAGGCCTAGCGATCTTCGGGGTGATGTAGGCCATGTCCAGGTCCGCAGTACCCCACTGAGTAACGGCTGCATGATCGTTCACGAAGACGACAAAGACGGCTCTCCTTTTGTTCTTGTCGTCGGGAAGTTTCCGAAGTACGAAGTTATCGGCTGGATGCATGGCCATGAGGCCAAGAATCAGGAATTCTGGAGGACGGATACCGGCAGGCCCGCGTTCTTCGTTCCGCAGGATCGCCTCTGGGCTATGGATTCGTTGCCTTCTGAGTGTTTGGAAAGCGGGCTAATGTAATTCTGGGGGTTACTCTTGGTTGAGGCCACTGGCCGAAGTCGGCTTTATGGCGCGGTTCGATTCCGCACGCCCTCAATGTTGGTTTGGTGCCGGGGGGTTCAAGGTTGTATCGCGCATAGGGCGGGGCGTGTAGCTTCGTCTTACCCCCGGCATTATGGGGATATGGACGTGAAAGTATACGAGTCTCCTTGTGGGTGCGTGATTGTTACTGGAGTCACGCTTGGTTACAGCGATTATGAAATCAAGGTGGATAAACCCTACAGGGGAGACACCCAATACTTCTCTAGGGCTTGCAAGGTAGCGGCGGCTCTGGGCAATTCCGCATACAGGTTCAGAGAGGACCAGTGGTCTCTTGATATTTGTATTGCGAACTTGGTTACTCACCTGGACTCTATGAAGGACGAGAGAAAAAAGGCCTACGAGGGAATCCAATGAGAGCCCCGATCCTATCGCGCAAGGAGAAAGAGGCCTGGAAGAAGATCGCCCAAGAGCGCGACATATTCAAGGAATTCGTGAAGCATAGAGAGGCGCTCAAGGACAAGAACGTGTCCGGTCCGTCTGCTTGGCTGGAGGCCGCGCAGCTGATGGGCTGGGTTCACCATGAGAAAGACCCGCACTACACAAGTTTCGGGCATATGCAGGATCAGGCGGGAGACTGTCCTGATTGTGAGGATGTCCCCGTCAAGAAGGTTTCTCTGGACGACAGGCTCGAGCCACTTCCATCAGAGGGGATTGTGACTCCGCAGAAGGACGCTTCTCTGCCGGTCGAACGTGCGCCAGCAAGGGTCACAAAGGACGGGAGGGTTCTGATGTCGCGCGAAATGGCGGCAGAGAAACCCTCCCAGCCTATTACGGCGGACGTCGAGTGGGCGGTGGAGCATACCGCTATCGACGGGATACTGCCGCAAGATGCTCCTACTGCTAAGGCATGGAGTCTATATAGTAACGCGATGGCTTCGGTCAAGAGCATGGAGGGCTTGATGCAGCATCATCAGAGGATGATGCCTACCGGAAAGCAGTTGGATAAGGAGTCAGGCTTTGGTGACCTCGCACCTCGCAAACTTGTCGAGTGGGAAAAGTACCTCGAAAGCACAGAGCATATTGGAATCCTTGGGGCAGACGCCCTACTACTCTCGACTACCGAAATCCCTTCGATGGAACGTGTCGTATCGCAAGAAGGTCTTAAAGCTAGGAGAAGAGAGTGAGAGCGCTCGGCAGGAACTTCGAATAGCCTGTAAGCAAGACCTCCTGTTCTACGTCAACACATTTGTGTGGTCCTACGATCCCCGCTATATGCACCCTATTCCTCGTACCGTGCCTTTTGTGACTTGGCCGTTTCAGGATCTAGGCTTGTTGCAAATGGCCCACGCCATTAGGAATCAGTACGATCTGGCCATCGAAAAGAGTCGCGACATGGGCGCCTCCTGGATGCTGCTGATCGTGTTCGATTGGTTCTGGCGATTCCACAGCGAGACAAGTTTTTTACTGGGTTCCCGAAAAGAGGAGTACGTGGACAATGGTCGAAGGGACAAGAAATCACTATTCGGTAAACTTGACCACCTCAACGATCACCTCCCTCGTTGGCTTATCCCCAACGGATACGACCGTACTTCCCTCAAAATATGGAACGGAGAATTGGAGTCAATCATTTCCGGGGAGTCTACGAACAAGGATTTTGGTCGTGGAGACAGAAGAACAGCCATTGGTCTGGACGAATTTGCGGCAGTGGAAAACGACTACGAAATCCTGAGCGCCATTCACGACGCTACCGGATGCCGGATCTACAATTCGACGCACAAGGGCCGTGCTACGGCCTTTTACGACCGCTGCAAGAACGTGAGGATCAAGAAGCTGGTCTTCCATTGGACACAGCACCCAGCCAAGGCTGCTGGACTCAGTTTCGACAAATCAGGCAAGCCGACCTCTCCCTGGTATGAGAAAGAGTGCGCAATTCGAAAGCATCGCATCCTGATCGCACAGGAATTGGACATAGATCCGGCAGGGTCCGACGACATCTTCTTCGAGCCTGCGACCATATCCAGAATCGAGGACGACACTTGCCGCGTACCGCTCAAGTACGGAGAACTGTCCTACAAGGACTATGGCCTGGACTCCTCCAGGTTCATAGCCCGCCCCCGTGGCCCGCTCAAGCTATGGTTCAACCCGGAGAGCGACGGCAGGCCACCCAGGGACAGACGCTACGTGATCGGCGCCGATATCGGAATGGGCATGGGCGGAGAGAGTAGTAGTAATTCCGCGCTGGTAGTTGGCGACTGCAAGACCCAAGAGCAAGTGGCCACGTTCGCCGTTCCGGACATGATGCCCGAGAAGTTCGCGCAGTTCTCCGTAGCGCTGGCCCAATGGTTCCACGGGGCCTTCATGGTCTGGGAATCCAACGGTCCGGGCCGGATTTACGGCAAAGTAGTCACAACTTCGGGCTACAGAAACATCCACTATCGGAAAAATGAGGCCCAAATAAGCCCCAAGATCACCGACATACCCGGCTGGGTCGCTACCAAGGACACCAAGTTGGCCCTGTTGGGGGAATACCGTAGGGCTATGTCGGTGGGGGAGTACACCATACGCGACCTGGAAGAGGCCAAGGAACTGCTGTATTTCGTGTACTTGGACAAGGGCGGGGTAGCACATTCAGGCAGTAGTATCGGCCTTGACCCGTCAGGAGCCAAAGAAAATCATGGTGACAGGGTCACGGCGAGCGCGTTATGCTGGCTCGGCATTAAGGGCAAGCCAAGTCTTGCCCAGCATGAAGAATTGAAAGCGCCTGAAGGATCGCCATTATGGCGAAGGCAGCAGGCGCAAAACCATTCGTCGGATGCGATTAGGAACCGATGGAGAACAAAACCCTTTAGTCGCCACGATTAAAGGCTTTTGATTGGTAACCGCAGCCCTCGCTCCCGGAACGCACGATGCCGATGCGGCGCTGGACATTGAGTACCAGCAAGGCAAAGACAACCCGTTCCCCAACAGACTAGCCAACGCGATGGAGTGGAGTCGTAGAGCCCTACGCTTCCATCGCACGGTGCGCCACGCCATAGTCGATGAAATCACGGGCGGGAACTACTCCCGCTTGGGCTTCTACGGCCATCAATCCCAAGACAACATGGTTCCAGTGAACATGCTGGAAATGGCGAAGAGTACCTACGCCAGGCAGATGGTAGCGTCTAACCCTACTGCCCTAATCAGTACCCCCCATAAGAGCCTCCGCTCCAGCGCCTTCCAGATGGAGCAGGCCACCAATCAGCTTCTCAAGATGATTAACTTCGAGGACACCCTGTATGGGTGGGTAGACGACTCCATTATCCAGCTTGGGATGCTCAAGGTTGGGATTACCGACTTCGACGCTGACGGCGTCTATGGCTCGCAGCACAAGGCTGGCCAGCCCTTCGCCGAGCGGGTGGACTTCGACGATCTGGTCATGGACATGAACAGCCGCAAGTGGGAGGAAATGCAGTACGTGGGTCACCGCTTCCGCGTTCCCCTTGAGTACATCATGGACTCGGGTCTATATACGAACAAGGAGAACCTGTCACCTTCGTACTACCGACGATATAACGAGGAGGGGGATGAGCGCGTCGAAGTGCTCTCGCGCGGCTTCGAAGGTGATCCTGAAGACCTGTTCGACATGGTCGAACTGTGGGAAGTCTTCATCCCTTGGGCCAACCGACTGGTGACCGTGGTCTCGGACGATTCTCGCACTAGCGAGCCGCGATTCATACGTTCTGAACCGTGGAAAGGTCCGCCGCGCGGCCCGTTCCATCCCCTGTGGTACAACGACGTCCCCAACAACATCATGCCCATCAGCCCCGCCTCTTTGCTGATGGACCTGCACCTGATCGGCAACCGCCTGTTCGTCAAGCTGGCTTCTCAGGCCGAGCGGCAGAAGACCATCTTGGGTGCCCAGGGTACGGCTATGGACGACGCCGAGCGGGTGGTCGCGGCCAACGACGGCGAGACCATCCGCATGGAGAACCCAGAACGGGCCAAGGAATTCCGCTTCGGCGGAGCCGACGAGGCCAACCTGATCTTCTTCACGCACGTTAAGGAACTGTTCAACTACTACGGCGGCAACCTGGAATTGCTGGCCGGACTTGGTCCGCAGTCGGATACCGCCACCCAGGACAAGATGCTGGCTGCCGGTGCTGGTAAGCGAATCGCGCATATGCAAGGCCGCATGATTACGGCGACCACCAAGGTCATGGAAGACTTGGTCTGGTGGATGTGGAACGACCCGCAGATCAAGATACCCTACACCTTCCGCATCCCCAACACACGATACGAACGACCCGCAGAATGGACCAAGGACGATACGGCGGGCAAGTTCTTCCAATACAACTACACCATCGAGCCCTACTCCATGCAGCACCGTTCACCCGAAATGCGTGCTGCGCAGATCACGGAACTGTTCCAGAATTTCCTGATCCCAATGGCCGACCTAAACGCCTCGCAGGGAATTGTTCCCAACATGCAAGAGACCCTCCGCCTGCTCGCCAAATACAAGAACATGCACGAAATCGAACACATTATGATGTTCCAAGAGCCTGACCCCAATAGGGACATCGTAGGGGAGGCACCCTCGCACCGATCCACGACGCCTCAATCGACAAGTCGGACCTACAACCGAGTCTCCACATCCAGAACTACCGCAGCGGGCCGGGACCAGGAAATGATCCAATCGTTGCAAAGTCTAAGAAGTTCTGGTGGAAACGGAACCACCGGCGCGCCTACTAACGGCTCAGGGAGGACTTGATGAATGTCGGAAATAGAAATATCGACCGTGTTCCTGGGGATCATCGCATCCATTTTGATCGCGGGTGTTCCCTGGGCATATTCGGTTCACGGGCGACTTTCCAAGATAGAAACCAAACTACAAGTGACCTTGTCCGTTCAAGCCAGTCTTCATGCGATAGAGGGCAGGGTTTCCAGGGTAGAAACAAACGTGGCTGTGTTGCAGTCGCACGAAAGAACACCATAAGAAAAGGAGAACGCGATGAAGGATATGCACTACGGCATGGACTACGGCAAGACGAGTCACGGCAAGAATTCGCACAACAAGCAGAACTGCACCAACCAGAAGGGCGAGGCTCACCCGGAGAGTCAGCCCACGGTGATGAGTTCAGACGCCGGGTACGTAATGAACGACAACGACGACAAGGGCACCGGCGCCGTCGGCACCAACATCGTCGGCTC